TGAATCAGTTAGTCTATGACCAAACCCGACATTTCTATCTTTTAACCATATAAAATCTGGTTGTAAATCTGAGTTACCATCGTTGGTAATTGCTCTATTATTAGTATTATTACCAGTCCAAAGAGCAGTCTGAAAATGTGCACTTGGGTCATCTATTGTTGTATAAGCCATTATCCAAACTCCGCTAAGTTTTTAGTACATAAGGCGTAATAGCCTGTAGGTGGTGCGTATTCAAAAGTTCCATAGTCGTTGGCATCACTTGCCGCACTTGCGATTGTCATGGTTGTATAGCCTCCAAAGTTTACTTCATTGGTTGAGCTATTAGTTCCACCATAAGGAAGTAAAAGTCTATTAGCTAACCCATCTAAACTTATGGCACTTCCAATAATGCTCCCATTTTCATAATAACTAATTTGATTATCATCCATGTTTAAAGCAACAGCATAAACAACCGAAGTTCCAAATGTGTAGCTTAAAGTTGTATCATCCCTATTACTTCCTGAATCATTTATTTCTACTGTATTATCTCCGTTATATAAGAATAAAGAATATTGACCGCTAAAAACAGTTTGAGAAGCTGTATCGTCTTGGACACCCATAAAACTTACAGAGCCGCCCATTTTATATTCCCAGTACCATTTGCCAGAAGTAACTCCCATAGTTGCTTTGGCTTGTGTCCATCCACCAGCAGCTTCTGCTGTTTTTGTTGCACCTTCTGTGATAGTTGGATTTCCGTTAGAATTTGTATAATTATAATTAACATTCCAAGTGGCAAAATTATTAGTGGGAGTGTCTGTGGCTTGGTCGGCTGCTGTGATGTTGTTTAGCACAGCATCAATATCACTTCCTTTTGGGTTAGCCCCCAAATTAGAAGAATCACTAAAGTTTAAATAACTTCCCTGTGTTCCATAAGTTCCTATAAATGCTTTAGGTTTCCAGATACCACTGTCTTCATCAAACTCACCAAAGTCAGAGGCAGCATATTGTGTTCCATCAATGTAATGACATTCTGCTAAATAACCTGATGTGCTGTAGTAGGTTGAATTATAAGCTCCCCATCTCCAAGGATTATTAACACCACTTAAACCTATAGCTAAGTCAAAATTTTGGTCTGGGTATTCTTCTATTGCGAAAGAAGTTTCTTGAACACCATTTACATATAACTTAACTCTATTAGATGCTGTGCTTTGCGTGGTGTCTATTGCAACTACAAAATGATAGAAAGCTGAAGTGTCTCTGAATTTTCTATTTGTAAATAATCTTTTCTTGGTAGCGTCCATTCCATTCTCCAGCAAAATCTGGTCGTTTTCTAGGAAAAACCTTACCGTTTCACCAGTTTTAAAAATGCCCCCAACTTGCATATCGCCACTTGCAAGTAGTTCTGTTCGTTTCAACCAACAGCTATAGGTAGCAGTTCTTCTGCTTCCTGTTGAAGTATTGGTAATTGTTAAGTACTCAGTATTATCAGCCTCTAACTTCAAAGAGTTATCAATATCATAACCTGTAGACACACTACCTCTATTTGCTCCTCTTGCTAACGTTTCCATGTATTAAGTTTGTGCCATGTTTTGACTTCTTCCAATCTCTTGCCAAACGCTACCGTTGTATCTGAATGAGAAGATGTCTGTTTTAGAAGCTGTCGCTGTAACTGTTGGTGCTGTACTTGAAGCCCATTCAAAGACTGTGTTCCAAGCTACTGTTCTAGCAGTTCCACCTTGAGCTAACTCGATTGAGATGATTGCTCCTTCTACTGCGTTACTGGGGGCTGAGAAAGTCGTGTTCTCTGTGGTCACATGATATGCGTTAGCTGCTGCTGCTGAATCCCAAGCTGTTGCTGCTGAGCTTGATGTAATCGCTACTTGAGCAATCTTAGCAGACGTTGCTGCTGTTAGTATACCTGTTACTGCAAGGGTTGTTGCCATGTCTACAGCTCCGTCAATATCTACCACATCTAAGTTAGTAGTACCGTCTACATCAATGTCTCCAGAGATGTCTAAGCTTGCAAAGACTGAAGTTCCTGTTCCTGTAACAATACCTGTAACACTTAGACCAGTTGAATCAATAACTGCTCTTTCTGTTCCAGCTGTATCAAATCTAATCTTATCTTCGTCTGAACCTTCTTCTACTTGAACCTTTGTATCACCATCAGCATCTTCTAGTACTAGGGCAGAGGTGATAGCTGTATTAAGCCATGTAACACACTCTACTAATACTCCACTTGCAGGAGCTGTGTCCATTGTTAAAGTATTACTAGAAATAGCGTAAGTACCTTTGTGTTGTACTACACCGTCTAGGGTTAAGACTGTTGCGTTCTCATTAACTGGTGCTGATGTAAGGGTAAGAGTAGCATCACTACCATCCCCTGTCATTGTATTTATAATTGGAGCAGTTCCACCACTGGCACCTGCAATAGCACCCCATGAATCTGTATAGCCTTCAAAGTCTCCTGTTTCAGAATTATATCTGAAGTAACCAGCTGCAGGACTTCCGGGTCTCTGTGCTGTGTTACCTACTGGTACGTGTACCGCATCTGTATTGGCACCTAAATCTAAACTAACATCTGGTGTTGTTTGATTGATACCTACTCTGTTAGTACTTACGTCTGCAAATAAAACACCACTGTCAACATTTAAGTCTCCAGAGAATGTAGAAGCTGCAAAGGTTGTAGGGACTATGTTAGCACTACCATCGAAGCTTACACCACCGATAGTCCTTGCTGTTGCAAGAGCTGTTGCTGTACCTGCTAGACCTGAAGTTGCTTGATTACCTGCAGCGTTAACGCCCGGTAAGTTAATATTAGCACTTCCGTCAAAGCTAACTCCACCTATTGTTCTTGCAGTTGTTAATGTAGCTGCTGAACCTGTTGTGTTTTGATTGAGTGTTCCAACTGTAAAGTCTAATGTGTTGTCTGCGTCTTGATAAGCTACTGTAATACCTGATTCAGTATTAGAACCAACCATAGTACCGATAGTATCTGAAATAACTTCTGATAAGTCTATGTTAGCACTACCGTCAAAAGAAACACCATGAATTGTTCTAGCTGTTGCTAGTATCGTGGCTGTATCAGCTAACCCTACAGCTATGTTTGCTGTTCCGTCAAAAGATGTTCCACCTATGGTTCTTGCAGTCTCTAAAGCTGTGGCTGTAGCTGCGTTTCCTGTTGAATCTTGGTTAAGTGTTCCGACTGTAAAGTCTATTGTGTTATCTGCATCGTCATAAGTTACTGCAACACCTGATTCGGTATTAGAAGTAACCATAGCTCCAACAGTATCAGCAATAGTCTCTGCTAGAGTAACTCCACCAATTGTAATTGCATCAGCTTCTAGGGTTCCGTCAATGTCTGCATCACCTGATATGTCTAAGGTTGCAGCGTCTAGTTCTCCACTAATAGTAATATTTCTACCACCAGTAATGTCAATGTTAGCATCAGCTATAAGGGCTTTACTAGCTATAACAGTTCCGTTAGTGATACCATCTATAAGATTGATATCGGCTGCAGAGGCTGTTACGCCATCAAGTATGTTTAGTTCGGCAGCAGTACTAGTTACTCCATCTAAGATATTAATCTCAGCTGCAGTACTTGTAACACCATCGAGTATGTTTAATTCGTCTGTTGTAGCAGTAACTCCATCTATAAGATTTAGCTCTGCTGTGGTAGCTGTGACTCCGTCTAGGAGGTTTATTTCAGCAGCTGTACTCGTGACACCATCTAAGATATTGAGTTCAGCAGCGGTGCTTGTAACGCCATCTAGGATGTTCAGTTCTGCAAAGGTACTTGTAACACCGTCTAAGATGTTTATCTCTGCGAAAGTACTTGTAACCCCGTCAAGGATGTTCAGTTCTGCAGCTGTCGAAGTTACACCGTCTAATATGTTTATTTCTGCTGCAGTGGATGTTACTCCGTCTAATATATTTAGTTCTGCTGCTGTTGCTGTAACACCATCGAGTATGTTTAACTCAGCTGCTGTTGAAGTTACAACAGTTCCTGCTAAGTTTATAACATCTACGTTGGCTGTGCCATCTATGTAAATGTTTCTCCACTCTTGTGTAGAGCTTCCTAAGTCGTATGTGTCATCTGTGTTCGGTATAATAGAACTATTAATGTCTGCACCAAAGACAACATTGTCAGTTGCAGCGTCACCCATAGTCAGTGTACCACCATTAAAGGTAGTTGTACCTGTAACAGTTAAGTTTCCACCTACATCTACATTACCTGTAGTGGTGATTGAATCTATGTAAGCATCTTTAAATCTTAAAGCACTTGTTCCTAAGTCTATATCACTGTCTGTAACAGGAATGATAGCTCCATCAGCTATGTATAGTTGTTGTACAGGAGCACTAGATACTTGAACATAAAACTCTACAAAGTTATTAGTGGTGTCAATTAAGACTTTGTTATTGGGAGCAGTTTCTCCTGCGTCTCCAATGATACCAATGACAGGACCCGAAGCAGCAGTGCCATCATGACTATGCCCTGTCGAGTTATGAAAACTGTTTACTAATTGGTTATACTCATCGTTAAATAACGCAGAGGTTATTGTATCCCCGTCTGCGAATGAGCTTTGTCGTGTGTAACCTGCCATTATCTATTCTCCACTGTTGTTGTTCTTTCTTCTAGGGGCTGAGTTAGATTAAATTTCATTTTATTCCTTTAAGTCCCATGCTTGAGTTGATTCGTTCCATTCATATGACCCACCATCATCGGGGATGGCAATTGGGGCTTCCCATAGGCAAGTAGACTCCACTAATGTCCAAGAGGGGTAGGGTTTAGGTGATATAAAGGCACCTCTAACTGCATCGTATGTAGACCCCACACCAGCATAATTCTTTCTAAAATTGTTGTTATAAGAAGTCTGTATCCATAAAAATGAATCTCCTACAACACCTGTGTTGATAAAATCTTGTTCAGATACAATTACTTCTGTGACTATATTATTATTATTTAGTTTAGCAAAATGTGCCATATTATTATCCTTATGTTAAGTATCGAATTATTACGGTGCCAGAGCCTCCAGCAGCACCAGCGTGATACGTGCTGACCTGCAGCCATCCTGCACCGCCTCCGCCTCCAGTGTTTACTGTACCTGCTGTACCTACGTTATTTTGGACTGCAGCACCTCCGCCACCAGAACCACCAGCACCAGCAGTATTTGAAGTATTTCGTCCACCCCCGCCACCGCCACCTGCTCGTGTTATTGCTGACCCAGTAATTGAACTAGATTGTCCAGCTCCACCAGCACCAGACGCTCCGCTGGTAGCATTTACACCAACCGCTCCAGCTCCACCGCCGCCGCCGCCAGTGTTATCATCTTGGTAACCATCACCACCTTTATAACCTTGACCTGCTGTGCCAGCATGCCCCGTTCCTGAATATCGTGGATAACCACCACCAGAGCCACCAGCACTACCACCTCCGCCTAAAGATGTAATGCCGTTGAAGGACGAGTCCCCACCATCTAGACCCTGTGCAATATTCGCATTACCCGCTCCACCAGCACCCACCACTACAGAGTATGCAGTGTCTGTCACAGTCATTGCTGCTTCAGCAGAAGCACCCCCACCAGAGGTCTCACCAGATTTATTTGTACGGTAACCACCTGCACCACCACCACCAGATAAAGCACCACCGCCTCCAGCTCCACCTGCAATCACTAGATATTCAACACCGCTAGACCCATTAGGTGTGAATGTTCCTGATGATGTGAATGTGTGAATAGTATATAAACCTGATGTTGTGATGGTGCCACCTGTAGCAGAGAAAGGAACGGCAGACATCTGACTCCAAAAAGTTCCGCTCCAAACAGCCATCGTCTTATACTCAACCGCACTAACTGTAGAGGCTGACGAGTTAAACCAAATGTCTCCCTGAGCAGGGCTGCTAGGAGCTGTGCTTGAAATGGTTGTACCGGCTGGTACAGCTTCAAAAGCTGGAGGAGAACCTGCACCTGTAGAGGTGAGGACTTGTCCATCTGTACCCGTGGCAACTGCTACTGGATTCCCAGAGGCATCATAACTAATGATGTTACCGTCTGTACCTGCTGCCATCTTAGCTAGTGTTACTTGGTCATCTGCAATATGTGCAGTATCTATTGAACCGTCTACATACTGGTCAGAGTCAACCGAGTTAGCTGCCATTGATGTTAATTTAATCTTTGTATTTGCCATCTGTTTTTATCTCCTTCCTGAAGGTATAAAGTCTACGTATAGACCGTTGATTGTGTAAGGTGCTTTAGTATCATCACTTATAAAAGTAAAGTTGTTACTGTGTCCACTACCTTGTAGTGAGACTCTGATAAGGGGATTGTTCCCTCCACCAAAAATTGTTGTTCCGAAAATACCATCTCCAAATATTGCAGCAGGGTTAATCGTTCCTAAGTCAAAAAGATTAGCAGGTTGTGGTGTACTTGTACTACCGTAATCATATCTAACCTGTACGTTCGGTTCTACAACACCTTCAGCCGATGCTGAAACTTTCATAAAGTGTAAAGTTTTTAAAGTGCCTAAATCTCCGTAATCGTAATTGGGTGTAGCGTATCTTGCTAAAATGGCAGTGCCATCAAAATCATTACCTGAATCATGTAGATACACATAACCTGTAGTAGAACCATGATAATACTCCTCAACCCCATTCTCATTAAATCCTGAACCTAACTCGGTTACTTCTATTCCTCTTGTTTCGCCCCACTCAAACCCGTTGGGTCCTAATGTTCCTATGATACCTCTTTGTTGACCTGCTCCTACACTGGTATCTGTGTAAAATAATCTATACTGTGACTTAGAACGTACAACAAGACTACTAATAATATAACTGTTAATGTTAACAGCTAGGTCTGTGAGTAAAGGCTGTATGTTTTTAGACACAGTACCTAACTCAACATCTCCAATTCTTGCAGTACCAGCAACTGTTCTTAGTCCATCGGGTGCTAAGAACATAAGGTCACCACCTATCTCTTGAATACTATAGCCTGATAAACATCCGATGTTCTTTGCTACTGGAACTACTACTACAGAATTTGCATCATTTATATTTTGTAACTTGAATATACTGTTTTTACAAAATATAAAAAGTTCTTGACGGAAACTTCTAATACCTACTATCTGGTCTGATAAGGTTATTGAACCTGAACCACCACCACTAAAACTTGTCGGGTCTAATAAAGAACTATAAAATACTGTACTTAAATTATCTTCAACACCTGCTGCAACTAAACGCTTATCATGTATGGTTACATACTTAGATTTCTTAGTAGCTGAATGTGTTGGGTCTATTGTTCCTGAGAAGAAAGTTCTAGTGTTAATGTTAGCACCAGTACCTTCCATTCTAAAATAATATATTAAATTATTCTCATCAGCAATCATTAACATACCATAATCGTATGTTGGTCCTTCAAACAAAGCAAAACTTACTTGGCTTTGTGAGGTTCTTGATAGAGCTGTACGACCTGTAAAGGCTGTATAATCATCTCCACCACTTGCGACTGAACTTCTACTGACGTTCAACCAACTTGTACCATCTTGACTGAAATAAATTCCTGTCGTTGCACAAGCTATAACTCCATCTGCGTAAGGAATAACACCTAGTATGTTTGCTGTGCTTCCTGTAACTTGAGCGTTACCAAACTTAGCAAACCCATTGATACGTCTGTATCCACCCTCTATAGAGACTTCAAAGTTTCTAAGCTCTTGAGCTACACCGGGACTTTTAAGTAAGTCTATCGCATTTGAAGACTTAACTAAACCGCCACTGCATGCAACTGTATAGGGTTGTGATGCTGCCATAAATTAAAAGTATCGTCTGTCGTCTGTCATGTAGGAAGGACCGGCATTCATAAGATTAGATTTCATGTGTCTAAGTTCTTTCTTATAATCGTCCATAGCGAAAGCTGCTTGTTGTGGGCTTTCTTTGAACTGCCACACGTAGTAACGTGCTCTAGCAGTAATGACATTCGTGTATTGTTCTGGGAAGACTATTGTGTCTCCGTGTGCTACAAGCTTCGTAGGCTTTTCAAAAGCATAGAAGTGTATGTTGTAGACTTTGTCAGGAATAGGACTGAGTCCAAATTTCCTATGGTCTGGTGATTTAACTACTCGTAAAGGCTCACCATAAGCCTGTGCATCTGCATCATCTACATTCTCACTGTCTCTGTGATATCGTTTCCAATCATCTAGAGATGTGAATCTTAAACCGTTTGAAACGTAAGGAGAGGTTTCTCCTGCAACGTTAATGGTTGTAATATAAAAATCGTCCCAATCTATCGAAGCGTAATCATCTGAGATGCTAGAACTACTTGTCTTAAGCTCGTACCAACGGGTACCTGCTACAGTAGCTACAGTCACATTTCCATAGAAGGGGTCAGTTGCTCCACTCTCACCGACTGCAAAGAAGGGTAGCTGTGGTTCTGCGTTTGCTATATCAAATATAGACTTGTTAATGGTATCCTTGACAAACTGTTGAAGTCCAACAGCGTTTGCAAAGTTTGCAGAAGTTAATGATATTTCATTAAGCTCTCTAAGAACTTCGTTTGTTAAATCTAAATATGTCGTTGCCATTTATTTTCCTAAAAAAGTGGAGGGACCCGAAAGCCCCTCCGGGGTTGACTACTTAGTCAATACCGTAGAATGCACTTACAACGGCTTCGCCTCTAAGTACTTTCGCACCATAGACATGAAGACCGCGCACAATGTCACCAAACGATGTTGGGTCTCTCAACACTTCTGTTGAAAGGATTGTGTTAGCAGTTGCAGTAGACGAGATGTGTCCAGCCAAACATTTACCAGCAGCACTAGATGTTGCAGCAATATTGTTTGATTTGTACATGTCAAATCCACGTAGTTTTCCACTTGATACGAGTCCATTTCTGATTGAACCTTGTCCAGCATTGTAGTCTACAGACAACAATTTAGAACTAGATTGACCTAATACTTCGTAGAAGTCAGGACTAGCAACAAACCAACGACCTTCTTCAGGTACGTTCTGTTCGTCAAGTAGTCTTGCCATTCTAGCCATAAGGTCTAGAGGGTCAGTTTCAGACTGTCCTAAGTCAGCAGCACCTGAGCCATCAAAGACTCCAGCTCCTAAATCAGTTGCACTATCAGCACCTAACACGTGGTTTGGTGATGAAGCAGACAGACCAGCAAACATAGTGACGAGAACAGCAGCATCGTAAGCATCTTTCAATGCGTATGCAGCTGAACTTGAAGCAATTTCTTTGAAGTTGACATGTGACATGTTGCTCTCAATATCATCTACGATGAATTTGAATGCATTAGCACTATCAACAACTAGAGATGTTTCAGCATCAGTTAGTCTGGTTTCTGTGGTATCAGTATTACGAGTATACGCTGATACTGTAATAGTGGGTTCTTTAATGATGTTAACTGAGTCTCCGTATGCAGATATCTCACCGGAATAATCGGTGTTTGTGATAGCTTCAATTACAGACGATTTCCTAAAAAAGTTTAGAACCTTTTTAGAGTAAACCGAAGGTAAAAAGAAACTATTAGTTTGTCCTGCAACAGAGTTAGCAAAGTTACCATCGGTATCGGTACTTGGTTCAAAATATTGAGCCATAGTAATTCTCCTTTAGTAATAGTTTATTTCTAAACTACATAGTTTATTTTATGATTCTGCCTTCTTGCCAAGCTTCGCTGATAGCACTTTCGTGTTTATCATACTCTTGGATGCTCATGGCAGCAATCTCCTTTTCTGACCAAATTCTCTCTTGTGATGTGTCTACACTAGTTGTTTTAGTGGAAACCATATCAGCAGCAGATTGCTTGGTCGGTTTTTTAGAAGATGACTTAGTCGGTTGAGATTCAATTCCAAAGTCCTTTTTAAACAAATCAAGGGCACGTGAAGCCAAGTCAGCATTGTCAGCATTTTCATAAACCCATTTCTGGATGTCTGAAGGTTGCTCCTTTGCCCAACTATGAAAGTCATCACTGTTTTTGATATCTTCAAAATCAGGATGCTTCTCCATTAACCTTTGTTCTGCACTCTGTCGTACATGGTTGTCCTCACGTTCTTGGAGTTTACTAAGGCGTTCTTCTAGAACTTTTGCTTTAGACTCCGATTGTAAGTGTGCAACCGTTTCTACAACTTCATACACATCAGGATACTCATTCTTGAATTTTTCAAGTTCCTCTGGAGACTTCGGTGTTTGGTAAGCTGGTCTATTGCTAGTAGCTTCGTCCATTAACTCCTGTTCTCTAGATTTAAACTCATCAAGTTTAGAATCATAATGTCTTTTTAAATCATCATAGCGTTTCTTGTAGTCTGGTTTCTTGTAAGGTTCGACCTTCTTCGATTCCAATTCTTCTTCGTTGACACTTCCTTCAGCTTCCACTTCAGTTATGTCATCACTATTAAACAATCTGTTCTTTGGTTCTTCAAAGTACACACTGTTTGATGATACAAAAGGTTTATCTTCTCCTTCGTGCCATGTCTTATTTTGATTATAAGGGTTTGGCGTTTCTTCTTTCTTGACTTTATTAGTCATCTTCTTTTCTCCTACTAAGGGCTTTGTCTACAAGGTAGCTCTATGTCGACTAGAGGGCTTGTCTGTAAAGGTAGCCTTTCGGTTTGTTTTGATAGAGTGCCAGCTAATTACACTGGGTGGCTCTACCGTTAATGTCTAGCTTTGGATGTGTTGTCCTTCACGATTGTCGAGTAGTAGTTTAGATTTAATACCTTTCAGTACTTCATCTTCATCTAATAACCCTCTGTTATTGTTGACAGTAGATTTAGCAATCTGAACTTTTGGTTCTTTTCGCTCCTCTACTTTCAAAGTAACAGTTTCCTCATCAGGCAACCCGCCTTCAGCTAGTTCTTGTCTGCCTTCTGCTTGTGCTTCTGCTTCTTTCATTATCGCCATTAAATTGTCGGCTCCAATGACTTCTACAGCTGCAGCAGTAAAGACAAACTCTCCATCCGATAACCTTGCGGGAATCGAATCAGAGACTCCTGAACCGGGACCTTCAACAGGACCCGAGCCAGCAAATTCTTGAGCAACGTCTACAACTCTATCAAAGAGCAGAGACAGTTCCTCGTCTTGTTCAAGTTTTGACATAAGTATCCCTTCTTCTTCTGGGGATAAAGCTTTGTCAAGTATAAAATCTAAATAGTCAGCTTCCATTTCGCCATCAGGCTCTAGGTCTGCTTCTGACTCTTCCGGAATGTTGTCCTCTTCTATATGAGTCTCTCCGGGCATTTCTGTGCCATCGGGCATCGTGTGTGTTGGTTCTTCTATTGGTAGTTCTTCTAGACCTGCCATATCATCTGCTAGGAGTGAACCACCAGTAGCTAACATACCTCTAGCTGAGTAATCGTCAGCAACATTATCTGTTATTTTCACAAGGTCAGCCTCAAGACTGTCTATTGTTTCTTCTAAAACATCTATGTCATCTAACCTACTATCATCAGGGGTGTTCTTTTTAATATCTTTTAAATCTTCTTTTAAATTTTTTAATTCTTTTTTACCATCTGAAACAGTTAATCTTTTACCTTTAATAGGCTTAATTCGATACTTAGATAATATTTTATTAACTAAACCACCACCAATATAGTTTTCTCTTTCGTCTTCTAAAAGTCCACCCATATATTTACCTTCTCTATTACTTAATTTTTCTTTTGCAAGTTCAATAAATCTTTTATCATCAACATTAGAAACATAAGGTATATTATTTCCAGTACCGCCTAAAATACTTACAGCTCTTTCAGCTATATTACCTAATTTTCTAACTACACCATCTTGTTCTACACGTTCTTCTGCAATTTGATTATTAATCTTTTTTTTCTCAGCTTTAGTAAGCTCAGCACTAAGTTCTAAAAAGTCACTAGCGTTGTCTTTTTCAGGTTTACTCATATTTCTTCCTTTCTGTTGATTGCTTCTTTAACCTGTAGGTCCAGTTGCTCTAGGCGTACCAGAGAATTCACTCTCCCCTGACTGCGGAACATTTCCGATTCCGATGTTGCCACCACCAGTGCCTGTAACTCCAAGGTCTTGAGGTTGTTGAGGTGCTCCTTGAGGGCTTCCCAAAGGTCCTTGTTGCCCATCAATGGGTTGAGCCTCTTGGCTAGTTGCTTGTCCAGCATTTTGCATTCCTATTATTTGTGCCATCATTGCAGCTTCTTCAGGGTCATTCAGAATTTCATCTGGGTCCAAGTCTAAGCTGTAGGCTAGTTCACTTATGAGTTTAGAAATCTTAACAAATGGAGCAATAGCAGGGTTCTGTGCAGTCTGTAGGAACGTAGTTAGTCTTTGACTCCTTACTTCCTTCTGCATTAAACTATTGGTTCCAGTCGCTCGTACTTCTAAATCACCTTTAACATCTAGACCGCCTTCAAAGAACTGCATGTTCCATTGAAAAAAAGACTCACCTAGAGGTCTTAATAAAAAGTCATCAAGATTCTTGACAACTGTTTTAATATTTAAACTTGATGCACCTAGTAACATTGACATGCCTGAAGCAGTCCTTGTCATACTCTGTACGCCTGTTTGTCCGTGTGAGTAACTAGGTATTCCTGTTTGCTCATCTGCTAGCTGTCTGAACTTGTCAAACATCATCATGTTCTCTGGTGCTGTGTTAGGGAACTTCAAACCATGTATGGCTTGTCCCGGCATTCCAGCTTGTCTTCTAAAAATCTTACCCGGATATATTTCCATAGACTGCCCACCAACAAGGGCAGATTCATCTACATCAAATACCAGTGACCCAGCCATTGCTAGGTTGTCTACAGCCATGCGTGCATGACCGTTCATAATTTGTTGGCTGTCGTCCATGTTCTCTGCGACACCTATGCCGAAGAAGTTGTACGGGTTTCTCTCGTATGGGAAAGCATGGTATGGTAACCTATAAGGTGTGAATGGATTCACTACTGCTCTTAACAATTGAGTTCCACATACCCAAGCATTGATCTGAACCTCGTCCAAATCATCGATAGAGTCCGATAACTCAATACCTACTTCACGTGCATAAGCTGCATCCATGATTCCCCAGTATTCTATAACTTCAAAGTTAGACTTATATTCGTCAGCTCTAGAGTCATCTTTTAATTGACTTTCAAAATCTTTCTCTTCGTAGTTAGCTCCTTGAGTAATACATTCTCGTATAGCATCCTCATCAAAGTAAGGCATATTACGAAGACCTCTGAGCTGTGATTTGTTCATCTTGTGTCTGTGCACAACGAACTCACACTCATCTATGTTTGTAGCAGTAGGGTCAGGATAAAAATCCCAACAACTGACAAACTCTATTCTAGGAACTCTAACCTCTAATGGGTTATAACTTCTTTCACCATCTTCTCCATCAGACCACTGATGAAGTTTCTTGTTATAATTAAATGGTCCTTTTACAATCCCTGTGCCTAGCAAAGCAGATTCTAAAAGAGCATTTCTAATTTCGGACGAACCTTTTGATTCATCAATTTGGTCATGGATTAACTTCTCCATGCGTCTCGCTGCTTTCTGAGCAGGAGAGATTTCTAAAGCTTGCGGGTTTGGACTTAGACCTTCAACAAGTTGATCGCCTAACTGATCTTCAATACTTTCTTCAAATAAACCTCTACCTACTGTAGCTCCGGGTTTAAGAACTTTACCGTCTCCTTCATAACCTACATCGTAAGGATTGTCTAACGCATTACCGTCTATGTCTCCTTCTTCATCTAAAACTCCACCACCTAGTGTACTTTCAATGCCGGGTGCTCCTGTCTGTGTATCAAGGTAGGCATTAGCCATCTCGCCTTCAGGGATTTTAGTTTCGGTAATTCCTATTGGGAACTTACCTGTACCAAAGATAACATCTACTAACTGACCGAAGGCAGCAAGTACTTTTGTTTTAGTAATCTTTACAAAGATACGAGACTTCTCTGAGTCTCTGAACTTAACAGACTTGTTGTAAAGTCCTCTGTAGTTCTCGTAGGCTTTTAACCAACGTGTCTCATCAGTCTTTCTTCCGTTCTGTGCTATCTCAAACCTATCTTTAATAATTCCTACAAGATTGATTTGTTGGTGGAACTCAAGATCAAGTGATTTTCCAGCCTCGCCTTCCACTTCTTCATAAAGGTTGTTAGCGTTTAAAAATGTATTATCTTTTTCCATATATTACTAATAACCAAATGTTGAATCAGTAGGTTGGTACCTGTCCTGCTTGATTCTTAGCATTCGTTGGTGAGGGTGGTCCATTCTTGGTCTACTCATAACCATGTACCTTAACGCATCGTATGCATGATCGGCAGCATGGGTATCCACATCCTCGGGATTACTCTTTGAAAGAGGAAGCCCTTGCAATTCTTTAATTAAGTTTGGACAACTATTAAAGATTTGTACTCTCGGTCTTCCTGTTTCCCTGTTAGGTCTCAAGTACTCATGTATTTGAACCTTACCAGCCATTCTGTTCTTGTCAGCTCTTCTGAGCTTGTGACCCTTCTGGATCAATAATTCACCTATCGTAGGACCAGTATAACCTGTCCTTGACCATGCTGCTGTATCTAATACACCTGCAATGGATTTAATCTCTGACTCTTCCATCTGAGTCAATGTGTCTCCGAGTGCTTCGCCTGTAAGACCTTTTCTGTATAATTCTCTATAAATGATAAGGGTCTTATCTTCAGGATCAATAACACCCCAGAGACAACAACTTTCAGAAGCGTAACCGTAATCAATACCTTTCAATCTTTCCCACCATGACGGTAAGTCAAAGGGAATGATGACATGTACTGAAGGGTCAAACTCTGCAAATGCTGCACCTTCCGAGATATCCCAGTTACCTTCCAACAACTGTTTACGTTGTATGGCTGGTAAAGACTGTAACATCCTTTCATATTCACCGTCTTCAGCAAGAAAAGGATTGTCCTGTAATCTCGCTGGTATAAACTTTCTTGTGAGTCCGTCATGCCCCATAAATGATTTATTCTCACCTGCTGGCTCTACGTATCTCTTCTTCACCCAACCAGCACCTACACCACCCGGGTTAGCTGTACATCTTAAATAAGTCTTTAACTCAGGGTTGGTGGTTCTTAGACGTGATGCTAAGTAATTCCATCCAAACTCTGTAGGTAAGTGAGTTATCTCATCAAAACCGATCCAGCTGTACGCTTGTCCTTGATAACGATACACATCAGCGTCTCGTTCCAAGAATCCAAATTCTATCTTGGCTCCACTAGGGAATTGCCAGAGCTTCTCTACTTCCTTAAACCTTGCACCTTTAAAAGCTATTGGGTACAACTCTCGAGATTTATCTATGAGTTCTCGTAACTCGGGCATTGACCTTCTTAATATCAAAGCTCTGTGCTCTGATATGTGGCAATACCTTAGTGGGTCGATAAGCATTGCGAAACTCTTACCACCACCTGCTGCTCCTCCATACAAAACATCTTTCTCGGATGCAGCTAAGAAATCTGTCTGAGGTCCTTCGTTGGGCATAAATGCCACATGGGAACCTGTGTCTTCTAAATGCTTCTGTATCTGGTCAGGAAGCTTCTTGCTCTCTGACTTCGTTATCACATTAGACGTTAGGACCTTCTCTTCTTCTTGAAGTTCCTTTTGAACTCTTGTTAAACTTCTTGTTAACTTTTGAACCTTCTTTGATTTCTTATCTAATTTGTTCTTAGCCTGTAAAGCTAATTTCAAATCTGAAAGTTCAGAGTTCTTTGGTCGACCCGGCTTACGCTTAGGTGTACCATCTCTCTTTAGTATATAGCTCCCATCGGGGTTTGTCAAGTAATTACTTGTATTATTTTCCGAATCTGTCATATATTTTATCTACGTACTTTTTTAGACCGGGGCGAGACATCTTCCTGCCTGTTTCAGCTTCAAGCCAATCTACACCTATACCTAAGCTTATCTCCCCATGAAAAACAGACTGAGCTACTTCTTTCAAAGTACTCAGTTCGTCTGCGATGGGTTTCAGATAACCATCATAGTTCCCATCTAACTCATACCCAAAGGGTACGGTTGAAGAGCTTCTTCTTATATAGTCATCAGGTACAAACATTTAGAATATCCAGCTAAGGACGAGTAGAGTTATAATACCTACAACCACACCAGCCACATAGACTTGTTTGTTTGTCATTTTATTTGATATAGCTATATTACTTACTACTTTTTCTAATTGGTTTTTTATTTGATTTAACATTTGTTTTCCTTGTTGGAACTCTTTTAGGAGTTGGTTTTGCTTTTGGTTTAATTGGATTTAAAGTTTTCTTGAAAAGCTTTCTATAAGCCTTTGCTACTTTGTCCAACCATTTATTAATTCCGTACATGTTCTATTTAGTTTCCTCGTTGTTATCTTTAGCTTTATCGCCAAAGATTCTATCCCAGTTATCTCTATAGTCTTGTGTATAGAATCCGGGTCTTGGGTTAGCTCCTTTGCCACTTTCAGATTTCTTATAGACAGGCTTCCTGAACTGATAAGGTTTCTCTTCGCTTCCTATTTGTTTTCCTGCCATATTAGTGTACTACTGTGTCTTCGTCTAAGACGTTCATGTGTTCGTTGTTGTCATCATCAATATAGATACTATCTAACTCACCTATAATAACCATGCCATGTTTGTCTGCTGCTTCTTCTGCAGCTTCTAAGGTCTTAGCAACAATGTTGGGTCCTGCAAAGACTGTCCCATATGCATCTATCTCAGTTAAGAATATCTTCATGTTGATGTTGCTGTTCCTATTGATGTTGCTGTATTCCCATGCACTGTAGTCCAAACCTCACCAGTAGGAGCCTCACAAGGTATGTAATTTAAAATTATCAATAGTAGTAATAGCTCCATTTAAAGTATTATTCCTACGTACCAACCCATTAGAAATATAAGGATTGCTAAGATGGGTTGTTCTCTACAAAACAACACTAGACTATTCAGATAATTCTTCATACTCTCCATCTTCTATATCTAAGGGGGCTTTATCGGGCATCAAAAAGATACCACCAGAGTTCATGCTGTGTGTTACATCTAGCTTATCTACTTTACTTACACCCACTCTATCCAATAAAGTCTGTGCAGCTGTAATCTTATTACCTGCTTGTATTACAGGCTTCTTAGAATCCATGATTTCTATAAGCTTAAAAGCTGCTCTTGGGGCTGAGTTGGCTAGAATCTCTTGAGTGAGTTCGAGTATCTCAGACCTTAGGTTCTTTACTACGTGATGGTAGTGGCTGGAGTACCCGGCAAGCTCTGCAGCCTTCTTAGCATCTCCCTGTGTGTCCACAAGGTGCTCTAGGAAAGACTGTTGTTTCTCAGTTAGTTCTCTCTTAGTTTGATTCTTGTCGATGCTTGGAAGTATAGCCATCTCCTTAGTATAGCTTCCCCTTGTTAACTTGTCAAGTCTTTTAGAGCTATTTGAATTTAGGGCTTGACAAAAGTGAATCTGAGGTGTATAATAAACTTAGTGGTCCCCCGGGTGAATAGATAATTACTAGGGGGCGTTATATCTCCTTCCACTAACCCCAAAACAACAATAAAACAATACCATAGTACTAGTAAGACTACTGAGTTTCTATGTCTCGGGTTGTAAACTAGATAGCCCTACTAGGTATAGTTACCCCCTCAACTGGTTAATGCCCTATTCTGTATAAAATGTTTGATCAGGCTATAGATATATAGGTAGAGGGTATGGTCTCCTGCCTACCCCGATAGCACTGAGTTGACTGTCAACAATAGCCAGAAGAATCCCTATAAGACTTTAAAGTCTAATAGACTAAAAAGGTCTAAGCAAATTTAAAATCTTTTCGGTACGCTTTCCTAGACTTTGGAGACTTCGAAGTCTTTGAAGAGTTGATAAAATTATATGATCTGCTTGGCTGTTGGTTTTCCTGTGGTGTTTTTGGAAATGTGAAGCGTACAGGGTGTGCTTTAATTGATTTGGAGTATGACATAGTATGACACTTTCTAGTTTACAAAGATTTCAGAGTTTTCTATGTGGTTTTTAATACAATTAATGCAGCCCCCTGGACTTGTAAATCTTACCAGCTGGGTATATAATATATACTTAATTAACTAATTATAGGAAAATCAACATGACTCAACACCATTTAGCAACCCACTTGGTAGACTTAGAAACAGGAGAAGTTAAGGAGATCACAGGCAGACGCCAAGCCATAGAGATCATAGAATTTTTGGTAGCATCGGGTACAGACCTAGCTACCTTAAAGGTGTATTCAGATTACAAATATGTATCTGAGTATTTTTATCAACTCATAAACCAAAAGGAGAAAATATGAGTAACACAGAAGAAAAAAGCGTGCATGAGCAAATCTTAGGCACAGCAGACGGAATGGCATCAATCAAGCAAATTAACTGGGTAGTCAGTTTATATAAGGACTTGATTAAGAAATCCATTACTAAAAGCATGACAACTCTAGATGCCAGTAATGACTATATCAACTTTGGCGGCAAAGGTGGAAATGATAATCTAAGAGGAAAATTTGCGATTCATTTGCACAGTACCTTTATTCCTGCGAATAAAGAATTTAGCAAATACCGCATTAGTGGAATGATTGCCGAAGGTATCGAGGGCAAATTAGAAAAGAAATTTGCTAAAGACCTAACAGTCTCATGTAGCAAATATGTTAAAGCTGTTAAGACTGCTTAGACTTTAAAAGTCTAAAAAAGCCTAGAAGCCAAAAGCTTCTGGGCTTTTTTTTGTCTATTAAAAAGCTCAAAAAAATTCTCGCTCGCTAAAGCTCACTCGTCTTATAACCACTTAGCAAGGCTAAGTAGCTACAGAATTTATTTAAGCCCTTTTGCTATGCAAAACCCCTTAACCCCAACCCAAGAGATAGTGCCTTGCAGGTCTAAGAGACCTTCAGTGAAGAGCTTTTTAATAGACCTGTAGCAGGTCAAGTAGAAGTAATCGAAGCGATTAGGTGCTATCTTCTGTATCGCCTTCGGCTACAATCTGCGATGCAGAACTAGGGCAGGGTTAAAAGATTCGCTTCGAATCACCATAACCCGACCATACCCTAAATAATTATCTAATTAAGTACTTATAGGTATAGATTATATTAGGTCTCAAATCTATAGTTTTGGGCAGGTGGTTGAGGGCGTTATACAGTATACATATATCTTATAGTATCTTATAAGATATCTTTATATCATCAATCTCGTACCTCAAACTATACAATCTTTATAGAATGTAAGTAGCTACTATCAGTTAAACCCATATAAACAAAGGATAAAAAAGATTTAAAAAAGAGTTGCATTTTAGTATATCTTATGCATATAATAACCCATGTTAAACAAAAAGGCTAAAACACTAAATGAGAATAACTCTCAATTAGAATTAGCCCTACTAAAGGAGATAGATATGAATAAAGTAACAATATCAAGAAAGAATTTTAAATTAGCTATGGCTGATGAATTACTCAATCTTATTACAAATAATATAGAGTATACTAAAAGCTATATAAATGT